TATCGTACCTTCACAAAGCGATAAAGCCTCTCAACCAACTCCGAATGGTTGAGGACGCTATTGTCATTTATAGATTGTCGCGTGCACCAGAACGTCGTGTATTCTACATCGACGTTGGCAACATGCCGAAGATTAAATCAGAACAATACTTGCGCGACATTATGACAAAGTTCCGCAACAAGGTTGTTTATGATTCAGCAACTGGTGAAGTCAAAGACGATCGTAAGTTCATGTCAATGATGGAAGACTTCTGGATTCCAAGACGAGGCGAAGGTAAATCTACAGAAATCACAACTTTACCAGCAGGTCAAAATCTTGGTGAGTTGTCAGATGTTAATTATTTTGAAAAGAAATTATACAAGTCATTGAATGTTCCAGTTTCTCGCCTTGAGTCAACAACTGGGTTTACTCTCGGTCGTTCAACAGAAATTACACGTGATGAGATCAAATTCAGTAAGTTCATCGACCGCTTGCGTTCTAAATTTACAACGTTGTTTGATGAATTAATGGAACGTCAATTGGCTCTCAAGGGCATCTGTTCTGTTGATGAATGGCAAGAATTAAAAGAAAAGATTCACTATGACTTCTTGAAGGATAATAACTTCATGGAGTTGAAAGAAGCAGAACTAATGGCTGCACGCTTGCAACTCATGCAACAAATTGATCCATATGTTGGTGTTTACTTCTCGAAAGAGTGGGTCAAGAAGCACGTTCTTCACTTTGATGAAGAAGGCATTGAGCGCATGCAAAAAGAATTGGGTGAAGAACAAGCAGATATGCCTGAGCAAGTTCCACTTCAGCCACAAGGTCAACCAACATCGATGACACAAGGTCAAGAAGTTGATCAAGCGCAAACAAATGATATCAATTCTGTGTTTAATTCACAGATTACTAAATAATAATTGGAGAAAATTATGCAAGATCAAGGATTTTCAGTGGACGCAGTGACAGCGGCAATTGCTGGTGATAAAGATGCATTCATGAATGCATTCAATAATGCAATTGCTAATAAAGTTAGTGATGCATTAGAAGTAAAGAAAGTAGAAATCGCATCAAATTTACTTGGACAAGAAGAAGTAACACATGAAGTTGAAGGACTTGAGACAGAAGTTGACGGAAGCGGAGTCACCGCAGACTCAACAGAAGAAACCAGCCAAGAGTCCTGATAGCGATATCAGATCAAAGGTGATGGTTGCCAAGACTGCGTTGGGGTTGAAAGACCTCAACGTTGCAGCAGCAGTTGCAGGTCACAACATGTATAAGGCTCATGCTGCAAAAAATCCAAACATGCCAGCAAGCCAAATTTTAAATAAAGTATCGCCAAATGCGCGTGCAAATTATTTAAAATTATCTTCTGCTGTTCCTAGCGATATTCTTTCTGCTCCAATGAATCAATATCGTGGTGCGCTCCAAAGATTGAAACAAGTTGGTGGTGCTATGGCTAAACTAAACAATTCGGTTGATTTCGAAATCACTGATGTTGAACAAATTAGCGAAGCATTGCAAGACGAAATTCAACCAGGACCAATGCTTGTATTGCGCCGCAAGGGCATTCGCATTTTCCCTGATGGTCGTCGTGTAGCATTATATACCAATGACAAACTAGGTCTTGTGTTTACAATTCCATACACTCCAGGTCAAGTTGGTTCACCAGTGACAATTCCTGGAGTTCAATCTGAAGAAACTGATTTGATGGAAAATCTTGATCAAGTTGCTGCATTTGCGCAACAAGACAATGTAACATCAAACGCAAAACACTTTAAATTTGCTGATGGTTCAAAATTAAAAGTTAGTCATGGTGCAGCAAAAGCCATTCATATGGTTCATGGTGCATTAAATGATGACAATAAAAAGAAGTTTGCTGATATGCTTACGACTCCAAAAGGATTCGAAAAAGCAGCACACTTTGCGTTAAGTCGTGTTAAATTTTCGATAGGTGACAAATGAGCATCATATCAAAAGTTGTAAGAGAAATTATTGCTGAAGCCAATGTTCAGCGTATGGGTCGTAAAAAACTCATCAAAGCACGTGTTCGTGGCGGTAAAATTCAGCGGCGCAAAGTAGTTTCTGGTGTTAAGGGTTATACAATTCGTGGTGGTAAATTAACACGCATGTCATCGGCAGAACGTTTACGTCGCCGCATTGCACAGCGTAAAGGAAAAGTAAAGCGTAGAGCAAAAATGGCTCGAGCATTAATTAAAAGAAAGCGCTCATTAAGAAGACGCGCATCATTGGGGCTATAATAAATGAAATTAATTACTGAATCAATCGAAGAAGTAAAGTTGATCACCGAAGAAAAGAACGGTGTAAAATCTCTCTTCATTCAAGGACCATTTCTAGTTGCTGAGAAAAAGAATCGCAATGGACGTATGTATAAGACTGAAACTCTTGCAAAAGAAGTCGGTCGTTATAATGAAGAATATGTTCAAAAGAATCGCGCATTCGGCGAACTAGGTCATCCAGATTCTCCATCGATCAATCTAGATCGCGTATCACATTTAATCACTTCATTGAAGCAAGAAGGCAATCAATGGATTGGTAAAGCAAAAATTCTTGAAACCCCAATGGGTAAAATCGCCAAGTCTCTTATGGAAGGCGGTGCAACTCTTGGTGTATCATCACGTGGCATGGGTTCACTTAAAGAAGTGAATGGTGTTAACGTGGTGCAAGATGACTATTATCTAGCCACAGCGGCTGATATTGTAGCGGATCCATCCGCACCTGGTGCTTTCGTTTCAGGTATTATGGAAGGTAGAGAGTGGATTTGGGATAATGGCAAGGTCAAAGAAGTTGACATTAATGCTTATTACGAACAAATCAAGAATGCAAAGCAGAAACAAATCGACGAAATCTCATTGAAAATCTTTGAGAATTTTGTGTCAAAACTTTAAAATTTATAAATAATATTACCTCTTCAGGAGTTTAGTACAATGGCAAAAACATTATCAGAATCCGCTGCAGAAATTCTAAAGGCTTCAATGAATGCTGGTAAGGAACCAGCAGCAAAGTTGCCAGGCGAGATGGAAGATCTCGGCGGTCAAACACCAACATCACTACCAGACGACTATGGTCACAAGGCATCTGCTGAAATGAAAGCAGCAGCAAAGCCAGGTGCTGCAGGCGTCCCAGCAGAACCAATGAAGAAACTTGCTGGTGCAGGTGGCGCAGAAGTTGTTGCAGATTCAAAAGACGGCATCGATGCAGTCAAGAAACTTACGAAAGAAGAATCAGAAGAATCTTCAGATGAAGAAACTCTAGAACTTCCAGAACAAGAAGAAGTCGTTGTCGAAGCAAAGAAAGACGACGAAGATGAGGAAGAGGAAGATGAAGACGAAGAAGATGAGAAGGCAATGAAAGAAGCCTATAAGAACGACATGAAGAAAAAGCATGCCAAGTCAATGGCAGAAGATGTCGACGCTCTCTTCAACGGCGAATCACTCTCTGAAGAATTTAAGACAAAAGCAACAACAATCTTCGAAGCAGCAGTCAACTCACGTGTTGATGCGATCCTAGAAGATATGATGACAGAAAATGATACAATCCTTGCTGAAGCAGTTGAATCCCTCAAGGAAGAGATGGCTTCACAAGTTGATGAGTATCTAAATTATGTCGTTGAGCAATGGATGGAAGACAATCAAGTCGCTATCGAGACTGGTCTCCGTGCAGAACTTACAGACGACTTCATCAATGGTCTCAAGAATCTCTTTGCAGAACACTACATTGAGATCCCAGAAGAGAAGGTTGATGTTGCTGAAGAACTAGCAGGTCGCGTTGCAGAACTCGAAGAAGCAGTTACATCTCTAGCATCAGATGCAGATGAGAAAATTACTGCTCTTACAGAAGAACTCAATGCAGCCAAGAAAAACGAAACAATTCGTAAGATTTGCGAAGGACTAACCGAAACGCAAATCGCGAAAATGAAATCGCTCGCAGAGGGCGTGGAGTTCACCACAGAGGGTGAGTTTAATAATAAGCTCGCAGTTATTCGCGAGAACTACTTCCCAGTAAATAAAGTGAAAAGTGAGGTAAAGGCGCTTCAAGAGACGACGGTCGAAGAAGATAAGCCTGAAGTAGAAGTTCACGGTATGATGGCACATTATGTTAAAGCAATCACAAAAACGGCTCCAAAAGCCTAATTAACTCATCTTTTTAGGAGTATTATAAAAAATGTATCTAAATGAAACATATTCAAAGAAGTGGGCTCCAGTTCTTGATCACGGCGATCTACCAAAAATTACTGACCCATACAAGCGTGCAGTTACTGCACTTGTTCTCGAAAACCAAGAGCGTGCTCTCGTTGAAGAATCACGTTCAATGCAAAACCTATGGGAAACATCACCAGCTAACGCAGTTGGCGGTGGTATGTCTCCAGTAGTAGGTAGCGAAGGTGGTATCAAGGGCTTCGATCCAATCCTAATCGGTTTGGTTCGTCGTGCTCTTCCAAATCTAATGGCTTATGACATCTGCGGCGTTCAGCCAATGACTGGTCCAACAGGTTTGATCTTCGCAATGCGTTCAGTGTACGCTTCTTCAACCGCTCGCGGTGGTGAAGCATTGTTCCAAGAAGCAAATAACGCTCACTCTGGTAACGGTACAATGACCGCATTTAGCACATCAGTCAATCCTGGTAATGCTAACTCATCAATCTACGGTCTAGCAAACACTGGCTTCGGTTTAGATACAGCAGCTGCTGAAGATCTAACAATGAAGTACATGGGCTTCCAAATCGATCGCGTTGCTGTAACAGCAAATACACGTGGTTTGCAAGCATCATACACGCTAGAACTTGCACAAGATCTCAAGGCAATTCATGGTCTCGACGCAGAAACAGAATTGACAAATATTTTGTCAACTGAAATTCTTGCAGAAATCAACCGCGAAGTTGTTCGTACGATCTATGCAACTGCTAACGTTGGTATCGTTGCCGTATCTTCAAATACTTTCAATCTATCTTCATCAAGCGACACAAGCGGTCGTTGGCAGGTAGAAAAGTACAAGTCACTCTTGTTCGCTATCGAAAGAGCAGCCAATAAGATCGCCAAGGACACACGTCGTGGTAAGGGTAACTTGCTCATCGTTTCAACCGATGTTGCATCTGCTCTCGCAATGACTGGTCTCCTAGACTACAACTCAGCATTGTCAAACAACACCAACCTAACAGTTGACGATACAGGCAACACATTCGCTGGTACACTATTCGGTCGTATCAAAGTTTATGTTGACCCATATTCTGTCGCTAGTGCAGACTACGTTGTTGTCGGTTATAAGGGCGCAAATCCTTATGATGCTGGCTTGTTCTACTGCCCATATGTTCCTCTACAAATGGTACGTGCTATCGACCCAACGACTTACCAACCAAAAGTTGGATTCAAGACTCGTTACGGTCTCGTTGCAAACCCATTCGCAACTTCAGCAGGTACAGGCGCTCTTGCCAACGGCAACAACGTTTACTACCGCAAGTTCGAAGTGTTGAACATCAACCAGTAATAGCCAAAGTTATAACAATAATAAAGGCAAAGTGACTCGGGGCGGATTCGAAAGGATCCGCCCC